ACCGCCGCGCTCATGGAATTGTGCCGAGTATTTCCAACCGGCACATGGCTTGATTGCGAGGCGCTTGAACGTCGTGGCAGCATCACCGGCACGCTTGTCGTGTTCGATGTCGTCATGGATGGCACGCACTCCGAGCGGATGTCATGGCTTGCAAACTACATGACACCGCTTGCATGGAACATATTGCCAGCATCAAACAGCGCGGTCCTATGTGGCACCGTCCCAGCAACCGAAGCACGCAAGTTTTTCACCACGTTTGCCAAGATCAACGCCAAGCGTAAAGATGATGCATTCGAAGGTGCAGTAGCCAAGCGCAAGGATTCGATCTATCCGGTCCAACTGGCTACACCGCACCGCGTCTGCAACGATTGGCAGAAGTTCAGAATTTGCTGAAAATTGACAATCTGCTAGAGTGGGTCTAACATATTCGGCATGGCCGTCTATGACCAAGCGCGCAGGATTTACAACATCCTAAAGAACAACGAGCAAGCGCTTGCACAAATCCGAGCCGAAGCTGCATCATTGGCGCTCTTAATTGCCAGCGATCCAAGCGCCGGAATGAAAATCATTCAAGGCAACAGCAATGGAAACAGCTTTGTCGCGGACGGCAAGGGAATGACACAGGATCAGCGCTTGGCTATGCTGTCCATTATCTTACGATTTGATGATAATGGCGGCGCTTTGCGGTCAACATCGACAACCGTTTTCTAATTATGTCTATCCTAAACGAATACGGCCAGCCATACGCTCCGCAGCGCTACATGCACGCGGCAGAATACAACCGCGCTCGAGGCGTTGTATATCCGATCAAAAATGCCGACTTTGACAAGCTAGTCAGTCCGTTGGACAACGTGCGCTTGCGTAGTTTGTCATCGAGGCTTTACAGCAACGTCGGAGTCATCAAAGGCGCGGTCGATCAGAAAGCGGACTATTCAGTAGGTGATGCATTCCTTCCAGCCTATGTCGGCGAATCGGATTTTGCAGACGGCAAGACGATTGCGACATTCATGCGCAAGGCTTGGTATCCAAACTGCACCGAACGCGGCGGCGTCTTTGATTGGCACAAATTGCTAGAGCTGACCAGCATTGCGCTGGATCGCGACGGCGACATTTTCTGGGTTAAAGTAAAGTCAAACGATGGCTTTCCTAAGCTGCAAATCGTCCCAGCGCATCGGGTCGGAAATTGCGGAGACTACCGAACCGTCAGCACCGGAGCATATAAAGGATATAAAATCAACGACGGCGTGATTCAGTATTACAACGGACGGCCAGCAGCCTACCGCATCCTGACCGGCGAGAACATGACAACCTTCATCGACATCGATGCGGCCAATGTTATCCACATCTACGATCCAGACTTCTGCGATCAATCGCGCGGCGTCCCAGCATTTGCCCACGCATTGCTAGACATCACCGCTTGCCTTGCCGCAACCGAGGACGAGCGCATCCGGCAACAAATCGTATCGCGTTTGCACCTGACTGTTTTTAACGACACCGGCGGCCCAGACCTAGACGACCCGTCAACGATTTACGGCACCGGCGTTGACGGCGGATTCGTCCTAAACAATCCCGCGCCTGGTATCGTTTACATGCAATCAGGCAGCGGCGACAAGATCGAACAGGTCAAACACGAAACACCCGGCGAGATTTGGGAGAACTTCCAAGACCGCATGATTCGGATGAGCTTAACCCCAGTCTGGTCTTATCAGATTTGGAAGGGCGCAGGACAAGGCACGGATTCACGGGCCGAGATTGTCAAATGCCGTCGCTTTGTTGCGCAACGTCAGCGGCTATTGAAACGCGCGGCCCTGAACGCTTTTAGCTGGGCCTATTCATGCTTTCAAGAAGCAAACCGCGTGCCTTTGCTGGACCATCCGTTTGCTTGGACGTTCTCGACACCGCCCAGACTATCGGTCGATGATGGCCGAGAAAGCTCTATGGAGGTCAACGAATGGCGCGCAGGACTACGCAATACCGCCGAGATCACGGAAGCGCGCGGCATGACCGAGGAAGAATTTTACACAAAACGGGCGCACAGCGTCGCAATGCGCAAAGTGATTGCGGCCAGAGTTGCCGAAGAAGTATCTAAAGAATCCGGTTATGAAATCGAGATCGAGGAAAGAGAAATGGCCATGCTAACTCCAAACGAAATGAGAGAGCCTGAGCCGATGGACGACAAATCAAACCAAACATACAAAGAGGATGAAATTCTTAACGATTGAAAACAAAGCGGCGTCGCTTACATTAGACGATCAGATTGACGAATATTCACGTCGGCAACTGATGAGCGAAATTGATTACGCTTTCAACATTGTTGACGCGGAAGGTCGATTCACAAACAGCATGGATACACCGGTGGATACGTTGAACATCGACGTGCATTCACCAGGCGGAAACGTATTTGACGGCTACCTGATCCATTCAAAGATCATGCAGCTCCGAGCAAAAGGCGTTTACGTTACAGCTACGGTCAGCCTCGCCGCGTCAATGGCAAGCGTCATGTGCATGGCTTGCGATGAAATTATCATGCTACCAACTGGCCGGATGATGATTCACGATGTCAGCATGGGTCTATTTGGAAATGCTAAAGAACTATCCAAAGCGGCGAACATGTGCGAAGAACTTAGCTCAGAGATTGCGGCAATTTACGCAGCGCGCACAGGCAAGCCAGTCGATGATATCCGCGAAATGATGAAGGACGAAACATGGATGAGCGCCGAAAAATGCATTGATCTAGGCTTTGCAAACCGGATGATTGACAATCTAACAAATTCTGTTAGAGTTTCCGGCATGAGCTTGCTCGACCGTCTAACAAATCCATCTGCGCAAGAGTCGATTGAAAAAATCAGCGCTCTTGAAAACGTCATTGCCAATCACGAAAGCGAACTTGGCGCGCATCAAGCAGAATTGCTTGAAGCTAAAAATGCCATTTCCGAATTGGCGCTTGTAAAGATCGACCTGGCCACAGCCGTAAACGCCGTGACTGAAAAGGATCTGGAAATCGCTAAAGCAAAATCAGACATCGATGCGCTACAAGCCAAGGTGACCGAGCTTGAAACATCAATCCCATTGCAAGCCGTGGCACTTGCTGCATCGGCAGGAATCGTCAAACCGCTCGACATCGAAAACGGATCACAAGCGTTCGACCACATCGAGCACATTAAAAACCTTTCACCGGCTGAAAAAACATCTTACGTCAAAAAGCATAAGAAAGAAATTCAGGCGCAACTGACTAAGTAAATTTTCAACAATCAACAACTCAACTAACTAAACCAACATGGCTACTGTATTTAACGACACTATTTTCGCACAGACCGCTTTCCAGCAACTTGTCGAAATGCTCACCCCGATCCGCGCGTTTGCAACTGATATCAGTTCTGACGTGAACACACAAGGCAGCGCCGTTGTAGTTCCCCTTTTCGGAGCCGCCACGACCACGACTTTCACGCAGTCCTCGACCGTTATGGAGCAGACCGGCGGATTGCTATCAGCGATCACCGTCACTCTCGACAAGCGCAAGATCACACCAGTGAGCCTCACGCATCAACAACTTGCCGAATCCAGCAACGCAGGACGCTGGGATAAGTGGGCTTACCAACTCGGCAAATCGATGGGCGCAACCGTGCTTGCCGACATGTGGAGCTTGCTGACAACCGCTAACTTCGGATCGGCCATCATCACAACCGCATCGGCCAACTACACCAAAACTCAACTGATCGAAGCTCGCAAACAGCTTCGCCAAGCAGGAGCGCGCGGTGAATATTCCTTCATCGGAAACATGGTAATTGAAGGCGCTTTGCTGGGTGACACCAACCTTGTAAACTACTTCAACCGCGGTGACAATCAAGCAATCAAAGACGGCGACCTTGGCCGACTGTTCGGAATGAATGTCTATTCGTCCGACATCATCCCGGGCAACACCGCTTCGATCGTTGGATTTGCTTGCGGCCAAGAAGCGATTGCCTTTGCTTCGCGCTCACTGGGTCAATACCTGCCAGCCGAAGACTACATCGCGATCGAGGAAATGGTTGACGACGAAAGCGGCTTGTCTGCTCTCTACACTCGCCACTACTCCCGCGCATCCGGCACCTACTTCGCCAACATGCACATGCTCTACGGCTACAGCGCCGCGGTGACTGGTGCCTTGAAATTGTTCACGACCCCGACAGCCTGATTTCTGTTTGTGTTCATAGCATCGGGAGCCGTTAGAAATAGCGGCTCCCGAAAATCTTTACTAAAAAAAATATGAAAAATGAAAAGCTGAGTTTATGCGTCATCGTGGGCAATGTGGAGAACTACATTGCTCGTTTTATTGAATCCTTCAAGCCGCTGGCTGATGAGATTGTAATTGTCCGAGCTATCGGCAATCAAGAGCCAGACCGAACGATTGAAATTGCAGAACGACTAGGAGCAAAAATCGCGCCCGAGTATTTCAACGAGACAAGCAAATCATCTTGGCCGCATGTTGACAACTTTGCAGCAGCTCGCCAACAGTCTTTTGACAACGCCGCGCATGAATTGATCATGTGGGCCGACACTGACGACGTGATCGATCCTGAGTCAATCAAGCGCATCCGTGAAACGATTGATTTATTGCCAGACAACTTTGACGGCATCCAGTTTGCTTACCACGTGCCGGAAGATCAACTAACCGTAAATCGGGAAAGAATCATTCGGAAAGGTCGCGCCGTATGGACATCACCTATCCATGAGTTTTTACAATTTTCAGAAGATCCAAAAATTGCCAGCGTGGACGGCGCGGTAATTCTGCACCGGCCAGAAGGAACGAGGGAGCGCAACGATGAACGCAATTTGAGAATCTTGGAAAGCATCAAGAATCCGACATCTTCGCACAGATTCCATTTGTTCCAGTCGCTTCGATCGGTCGGAAGAATTAACGACGCGGCAAATGTCGTTTGCGACCTGCTAAAAAGCGATGATCCAACAATCGGCACGGCTGAGAAATACGAGCTTTTTATCGCAGCCGGGCAAATGTCCGACAACGTGGACATGAGATTGCAAATGAACCTGCAAGCGCTATCGGTCGATCCTGCGCGCAAGGAGGCCTACGGTGAGCTTTGCCTTTGCTACATCGGACTTGGACGCAACAAAGACGCGCTAGCCATTACGACGGCAATGCTGGCGCAAGACGGCGGATCGAGCGCCTGGAATGTTCGCAGGAAATACAGCGGCTATCTCGGCCACCAACTGCACGGAATGGCTTTGCGCGCAAATGGATTACACGACCAAGCCGACGCAATCGAAACAAACCATTTTATCCGCAGCGGCAAAAAGATCTCATTGATCCACGCCACACGGGGCCGATGCAAGCAAGCGGTCGAAGCGCGGCGTTTGTGGTTTAACAAAGCCAAGAATCCAGACGCAATCGAACACATCTTCGGACTGGACAGCGACGACATGCACGGCGCTTTATTGGCGGTCCACAACCACGTCGTTACAAATGGCAGCGCCGGAAGCGTAGCGGCATGGAACGCAGCGGCAGAGAAAGCGCAAGGTGAAATCTTGATCCAGCTTTCCGATGACTGGAATCCTCCGATGCATTGGGATCAGATCATCATCGACGCAATCGGTGACACTAGCGATTCGAAAGTCCTAGCAATCAGCGACGGACATAGAACGGACAGCTTGTTGTGCATGGCTATTCTGACCAGCAAGAGATACAAGCAGCAAGGCTTTATGTTCCACCCTGAATTTTTCAGCGTTTACAGCGACGATTACTTTACAAAAAAAGCATATGATGACGGAGTTGTTATTGAAGCTAGAGATACTATTTTTGAACATTTGCATCCTATTTTTGGAAAAGGTGAAATGGATGCAATCTATGCTAGGTCTAACGAAGATTACCGTTACATTATGGGAAAAGGAACCATGCGACGATTTGAACAAGGAATCGCAGTTAGCGAAGACTTCCACGGATGGCTAGACTACCGCGACCATTACGACAATATTGCAAGGGCATTGAAAGACGGAGACACGTTTGTTGAGGTCGGATCATGGCTTGGTAAGTCGATTATCTACCTTGCGCAACGCTTGCAGGATTTAGAAAAAAACAATGTCAAAATCATTTGCGTTGATACGTGGGAAGGAGAAAAAAACCAACCTGCATATGTGGCAATTGTCGCCGATCATGGTGGAAGCATTTTGAATCAATTTCTGGACAACATCAAAGTGGCCAAAGTGGACGGCATGATTACCGCCATTTGCCAAGACAGCGCAGAGGCGGCATTGAAATTTGAAAATGCATCAATCAACGGAATCTGGATTGACGCCGCGCACGATTATAATTCGGTTGTCAAAGACTTGGCGGCATGGTATCCAAAAGTTAAACCAGACGGCATTTTTTCCGGCCACGACTGGACCTGGGGCGAAGTGGCAAAAGCAGTCACGGAGCATTCCGACGCTAACGCATGGGAGCTTATCACGCACAACAACTACTGGAAAAGAAAATGAAAGCAGAAAAAACAATCAAGCCGACGCGCAAAAGTTTGGCAAGATTTGCGTATTTTTCGCAATGCGATGACGCAAAACGATTGCCGGAAATACTAAAAGACGACAACGGTTTATCCGCTGCAGAATGCTTTCACGCGCATGAGACCCACGGTTACTTGCCGCCATGCAAAGAGCCGGAACTGTTAACACGCGCACTTAACGGAAAGCAATGGCACGGATTGACCGTAACAAATTGCGCTGAAGATTACATAGGACGATTACTATTTGCGTCGGAATTAAAAGCCAATTACCCAGAATGGGTTAGAAACGACATACTTGGACGGGCGCGGCAAATATCCATGCGGGACATTGGGTTCATTCCTACTTTTGTTAGAACCGGCGAGGACTTCACAACAATCAAAAACTGATATGTCAGCAGGAAAAGGAGACACGCCACGACCGGTCAACCACGATAAATACAGAACGAATTACGACTTAATCTTTAGAAAATATGAACATAGAACTAAGCATCCTGACCCCGACGATTCCAAGCCGAAAAGAGCAACTCTCAAAGCTGTCCGAAAAGATTGCAAAACAAAGTAATGATTTAGCAGTTGAGCATTTGTCGTTTGCTGACAACCGGACGCGAACAATCGGCGCAAAACGGCAGTCTTTGTTAGACATTGCACGAGGCGAATACATTGCATTTGTGGACGATGACGACGACATTGAACCGGATTACGTATCGGAAATCTTGTTGGCAATAAAGCAAGGCCCAGACGTAATTACATTTGAGCAAAACAGCTATTACAACGGCGCATTTTCCAAAGTCATTTTTGGTCTGAATAATCGCGATGAGCCTTTTCAGCCTAACGGAATTACGCTTCGAGCGCCGTGGCATGTTTGCGTGTGGAAACGGGAACTAGTCAAAACCTGCCAGTTTGGAGAATCTAATTACGGCGAGGATATTATCTGGTCTAGACAAGCTCGGGCAAGAATTAAAACATCGCTGCACATTGACAAAACGCTTTGCACTTACCGGCATGACGCTGCATTGACAGCAGCCCCTGAATCTGTTAGAGTTTAATCATGAGCGCTTTCACATCGTTTCTGTCATCCGCATCCGAGAATGCCTTTGCAGTGATTGGAAACGAACCTTTGACGGTTAACGGCGGCACCGCGGTCAATGCCGTGATGAACGATACCAGAAGCACGCGAGAGTTTGCCGAGATTGGGATGGACACGGACATTGCGCTTGATTGCGTCGTGCGCCGATCAGACTGGGATGCGTCCTATTCACAATCCGGCTTGTATTATGTCGGAAAACTAGCAACGGCGCGCGGACTATCCTTGCGCGTTGACAGCGTAAATATCGGCGCATCGTTTGTTTCAATTACCTTGAAAGATCGAGAACGGGCATGAAGCTGGTAATGAAAAACGACACCGCCAAGCTAGAAGCATCGCTGAAAAAATACAGCAAAATGTTTGGGGAAAGCTCCGCTCAGGCCGTCACTAGGTGGGGAGTTCAGACAGGTAGGGAGCTAGCATTTCACACGCAAGCATACGGCAAAGTCGGCACTAAAAAGAAACAAATTACAGCAATCACAGCCGACGCGAAAAAAGTTGTCAATATATTACCGCGCGCAAGTAAAAAGCTGGACCTGCAATCAGCCGATGAATGCGTGGACTGGATCAATGAGAACCGTAAAAACAAGCACCGCCGAGTCAGGCGTCTTAAATCTGGCCGCAAATCGGTCAGCCTAACAAATTTCCGCAAGGCTATCAAAATGAAATCTGTCAGCGTCGGCAAAGCTAAAGGATCATGGCTGGGCGCGGCGATGCAAATTGCCAGCAAACAAAAAGGAACCAGCCGGATCAACATCGGCAAGAACTATCTTGGATATGCTCAGAAATGGGCAAGCTTGGGCAAAGCCGTCGCAGCGCAAAACGGATTCAGTCCGTCCGCAAAAGTCACATCCACGGTCGATTACGTCGCGGATCAATACGTTTTGAAAAAAACTGCTATTAGTCAATCGGTCAATCTGGCCCTGAAAAACACAGTCAAATGGTATAAGAAAGCACTCAAAACCAGCAAGAAATGAACCAAGTAAAACAAGCTCTTAAGACATGGATCGAAGACCAAGCGCGCGCCTACGACGTTCTCGACGGCGTGCAAGTAGTTCTGAACGGAGAAACCGATGACGTGGTTTTGCCGCTGATCGTAATCATCGACCAAGGATCGACGATGGTGG